ATTACGGAATGTACAAGGATGAGGAGCACCGGAACGTGACCTCGGGTCGGGAGGAGAAGTTTATGAAGCCGCAGAAGCACAATACCCGCAAGTACAAGAACACGAGCTACGCAGCCGTGTCGGACAATGGGCTCCCGATCATCAACTCGGTGATCAATGAGAACGATGTCATCATCGGTAAGGTGGTGAACTTGCGAAATGATGCTGCTGGCTACGCGTTCCGGGATGCATCGACGACGCACAAGAACTCTGAAAAGTGCCGTATTGATGGCGTGTGGCAGGACAAGAACTCGGATGGCTACCCGTTTATCAAGGTACGCACGGTGTCGGAGCGTATTCCGCAGATTGGAGACAAGGTGTCCTCTCGTCACGGTCAGAAGGGTACGATTGGTATGCTGATGGAGGAAGAGGATATGCCCTTCACGTCCACGGGCCTGCGTCCGGACATCATCATGAACCCTCACGCTGTGCCGTCCCGCATGACGATTGCTCAGTTGATGGAGAACATCTTCGGCAAGATCGGTGTGCGCAAGGGAACACTGGGTGATGGCACGCCGTATTCTCACCTCAAGGTGGAGGATCTGAAGAAGCACATGGTGGACATGGGCATGCATCCCTACGGTAACGAGATCCTGTACAATGGACAGACGGGCGAGATGATGCAGGCGGAGATCTTCATGGGTCCGACCTTCTACCAGCGCCTCAAACACATGGTGATTGACAAGAAGCATTCCCGTGCTCGGGGTCCGATTGTGTCGCTGACTCGGCAGCCGTGCGAGGGTCGGTCCCGTGATGGTGGTCTGCGTGTGGGTGAGATGGAGCGCGATTGTATGCTGTCACACGGCATCTCGGTGTTTACCAAGGAGCGTCTGATGGATGTCTCCGACCCGTTCAAGACGGGCCTTTGCAAGAGCTGCGGAACGTTGGCGGTGGTCAATCCCGTGGAGGGAATCTACTCGTGCGGTGCGTGTGGCAACAAGACGGACTTTGTGATGAAGACCATCCCCTACGCGATGAAGTTGTGGATGCAGGAATTGGAGGCCATGCACATCACGCCGAAGCTGATTCTTGAGTAGTTCAAGCTCGCAGTACATCATAGATTCCTGCTTGCTTCAAAAACAAACCAAACGCAGCGACGGCGCTTGACCAGCTCGTATAGTAGCACCAGATGGATGCTCCCGAATCCGTGGTTTGTCCATAGAAGAACCCGATAGCTGGAAGAAGAGTAAAGACCGCAAGGAAGAGAAGACTACGGTTCCAGAGAAAGAGAAGAGGAGCGAAGATGATGAATGCCCAGTAGTAATAGCCAAAGGTTATTTCGGCGAGAGACGCGACACTCCAGTCCAACCTACGACTCCAGTTCAGATGTCCTTCCTTTGTAACGACAGTGCACATCTTGTCGGCATTGTAGAAATGCATCGCATAAACAGTTGCAGCTGAAACCGCTAGAGATCCGACGGCATATGGCTTGAGCACGCTTGCGGGATAGACGAAAAAGGCGCCAAGCATGGCAGACACACCTTGAAGAAACAGTGCAAGTGGAACAACCGTTGCAGTTAAGAGTTTGTTCGTGTCCGTGCATTGTTCGCGCGGGTTCTCCGACCACAGGAGGAATTCTGCAAACTGCATCACACACCACCCAAACAACGCCGCGCCTAGCCATTGAAAGTGGGGTATTCCTGAACTCAGCAAGTACACGATGGCAACAAACGACACCATAGAGGTGTACAAACTTGACTCCTTGCTGTAGCACATTGTAATCAAATCACATTAACTTTCCTGAGCAGCCATATCTGCTAGATTCTCAGAGGACGGCGCCTTAGGCATCCCCCCTCGCTTTCTCACGAGGCACCCATAAACCCCAAAGATGCCGACAAGGAAAAACCCAACAAGAAGTCCAATAGATACAGGCTCCATTTTTTCCTTTTCGCGTTCATCCTGAAAGTTTGTCTCACCCTTAAAACAAAATGCCGTCCGCCCTCTCCCCTGCCTCCGTTACTAGCATGCCCGGTGGTCGCCGCCGCACCCGCAAGGGCCCGTCCGCCAAGGCCCTCAAGCGCGTCCTCAAGTCGCACGGCCTCAAGTCGAGCGGCCGCAAGGCGACGCTCCGTGCCCGCGCCAAGAAGGCTCACCTCCTCTCCAAGGCGTAAAATCTTTGCTAGAAGCAATGCGTAGATACACTCGGAAAGGTCGTGGAGGCGATCTACCTGCTGCAATCAATGCCGATGTCCTCAAGAAGCAGAGGGAGGTTCTGAACCCCGTGGGCCCTCCTTCGCCTCGGGATGTCTTCAACAGAAAGATGGGTGGCCGCACTCGCCGCCGCCGTCGCCGTAGCCGCAGATCCAAGACATACTAAACAACTTAGAAACACCCCAACCTCCAACGCAACACCGTTGGACATTGGCGCGTCGCCCTCGCCGGCAAAAATAATATTGCGCTCTATCAAACAATCAATATGGGTGGTGGTCTTCTTCAGCTCGTCAGCTATGGTGCGCAGGATATCTACATCTCGGGCTCCCCCCAGATCACGTTCTGGAAGGTCCTGTACAAGCGTCATACCAACTTCGCGATGGAGTCCATTGAGGTGACGTTCAACGGCCAGGCCGACTTCAACAAGCGCGTGACGGCCGTCATCAACCGTAACGCGGACCTGATGTACCGCACCTACCTCCAGGTGGTGCTCCCGGCGGTGGACTTTGCGTCGGTCACCCAGGTGAACCGCTTCCGCTGGCTCAACTACATCGGCCACCGCCTCGTCAAGACGGTGGAGCTCGAGATTGGCGGCCAGCGCATCGATCGCCAGTACGGCGACTGGATGCAGATCTGGACGCAGCTGTCCCAGGACCAGGGCACGATCGAGGCGCTCAACGACATGCTCGGCAACACGCACGACCTCGTGCTGATGAAGGACCGTCGCGGCTATGCGCTCGATGCGTCGTGCGCTGGCTCGGAGCTGACGAACACGTGCGCCCCCCGCGCCGGCACCCCGGCCCGCACGCTGTACATCCCGCTGCAGTTCTGGTTCTGCCGCAACCCCGGCCTGGCGATCCCGCTGATCGCGCTCCAGTACCACGAGGTGCGCATCAACGTGGAGTTCGAGCAGTGGATCAACTGCACGTACTACGAGCTGCTGACCGCGACGCCCCCGCCGGTCAGCATCCAGTCGCTCACGGCCGCGTCGCTGTACATCGACTACATCTACCTGGACACGGAGGAGCGTCGCCGCTTCGCCCAGCAGACGCACGAGTACCTCATCGAGCAGCTGCAGTTCACGGGTGCTGAGGCGATCACGTCGAGCTCGAACAAGATCCAGCTCAACTTCAACCACCCGGTCAAGGAGCTCGTGTGGGTCGTCCAGCGCGACTCGTTCGTCGACTGCACGCCTAACCAGGTGTTCATCGCGGAGGTCAACGGCTGCCAGCCGTTCAACTACACGGATGACTTCTCCACGGAGGGCATCGTGATGGACGTCCTGGCCCGCGGCTCGCTGGCGACGGGTGGCGTGGGCACGGCGGTTCCCACCGCGCTCGGCGACGGTCCTTCGGGCCCTTACTTCGTTGCCGGTCTTGGTGCCCCGGGTGTTGGCCCGTCGCTCAACGGCGCGTCGTGGCTCGACACCAACTCTGGCCCGGGCGGCAACGACCAGGGCATCGTGTTCGAGGACACGACCAACTACCTCCTCGCGAAGGTCATCCTCCAGTCTGGAGTCAAGTGCGAGGGCAAGAACCCGGTGGAGGTTGCCAAGCTGCAGCTCAACGGCCAGGACCGCTTCACGGAGCGCGAGGGCCGCTACTTCTCCCGCGTGCAGCCGTTCCAGCACCACAGCCGCACCCCGAGCCAGGGCATCAACGTGTACTCGTTTGCCCTGAAGCCGGAGGAGCACCAGCCGTCGGGCACCTGCAACTTCTCGCGTATCGACAAGGCCACCCTCCAGCTGACGGTGTCCGTGAACACGGTGCGCTCGGGCCGCACGGCCCAGGTTCGCGTCTACGCGGTGAACTACAACGTGCTCCGCGTGATGAGCGGCATGGGTGGCCTGGCGTACAGCAACTAGAGACAGCCGCAAGGCAACCAAGAAATCATCCAAGAAACCAAAAACAAAATGAGAATGGAGCTCCATTCTGATTTTGACGTTGGTGCGCTTACTTCCTGCTTAGAGGCTGCAATGACAAACTAAAGAAAATGGCGTGTCGTATCTGCAAGACGGAGACGTGTAAGGATATCATCGACCTTGGAAACCAAGTGATTACATCACGGTTCCCGAAACTGGGCGAGCCTCCTGCACCCACGACGCCAATGAAGCTTATGATGTGTGATACGTGTGGTCTAGTTCAGCTTCGTGATCTTGTCCCTGGATCCGAGATGTACGAGCACATGTATGGATACCGCTCTGGAATCAGCGGAACGATGCGCGCTCACCTTCGCAAGTACAATGACGAGATTATGCTTCTTGCCTCGATCGAAGAAGGTGATGCTGTTTTGGATATTGGAAGCAACGATGCAACGTTTCTGAAGATGTACCCTACGAGTCTGAAGCGCCACGGCTGCGATCCTACCGGAAGTCAGTTTGCAAGCGAGTATACGGATCTGTTCCTGACGCCCACCTACTTCACGAAGGAGGCAGTGGCTCCCTTTGGGTTTGAGTACAAGGTTGTCTCGTCGATCTCGATGTTCTACGATCTCCCCGATCCGGTCCAGTTTGCTCGCGACGTCTATGATGTTCTTCACCAAGATGGACTGTGGACGTTTGAGCAGAGCTACATCAAGACAATGCTCGATCGTAATAGTTTTGATACGATCTGCCACGAACATGTGGAATACTACGGCATTCGTCAGATCAAGCACATCCTCGATCTGGTTGGGTTCAAGATTGTGCGTATCAGTCTGAATGATTGCAATGGTGGAAGCACTCGTATCTTTGCTGCGAAGAAGGACTCTCGTTGGACGGAAGATGGTCGGGCTGTTCAGAGGCTTCTCGACGGAGAGCGTCACCTTGCTGATCCCGCTACGTATCACTCCTTTATGGCGCGATGTGATGACGAGATCGTCAAGCTCAAGTCGCATCTGGCGAGTGGTAAGACGACCTATATCTACGGCGCTTCGACGAAGGGCAACTGCCTCCTACAGTATGCAGAGATTGGTCCGAATGAGGTGAAGTATGCCGTTGAGCGCAATCCTGCGAAAGTGGGTTGCACGACCGCGACGGGGATTGAGATTATCAGTGAAGAGACGATGCGTGCTGCACCGCCTGAGTACCTGCTGGTTCTGCCATGGCACTTCAAGACGGAGATCGTTGCTCGCGAGTCTGAGTTTCTTAAGGCGGGTGGCAAGATGATCTTTCCCCTTCCTACGTTTGAGATCGTGGGAGATTCGCCGGCGTAGTCACAATGTTCTTAGAAGTATCCTCTGGCGAGGGCTTTGATAAGCTCTCGATCCTTGAGATCAAATATAGCAAAATTACATCACCCGAAAAACAAGCGGCGGTTTTGAGAGAGATCACTGCGTTGTCGAGCATCAAGTTTCTTAAGGAGAAATATCCGTTTGAATATGCCTCGATTGTGCGTGTGAATGAAGAGATATGGGACTTGACCGAAGTTCTTGATCCTCAAGACCCAGACTTTGCGCGTATCTCCGAACGTATTTTTGAGTTGAATCGTCAACGGTTTCGGGTAAAGAGGATGATCAATAGTGCAGAGAACTCTCAGCTGAAGGAACAGAAGAGTTTTGGAGATAAACACTGTGTTATTGAACTGGACGTTGATCCGTATTCTCGGATTACTGAGCTCTACTCGATTGTGTTTGAGTACGATACCTTCTCGTTTGATCGTCCGTGTAGGCTGAGGCCATTTGTGAATTTCTTGGACTCTGCTCCTGAGACGTTTGCCACAATCAAGCTGTCTGCGCTTGGACGAAAGGTTAAGGTAACTCCAATTCGATACGGGTGTGGTGGCCGTCTTGGAGACACGATTCATCAGATGTCGGTTGTGAATGAGATGTATCTGAAAACAGGCCGAAAGGGAACTGTGTACTTGTCTCCTACCTTAGGTGACCAATTTGATCGTGATATTGAACGCACGTTTGCCGATATCAAGACTGTGATTTGCGACCAACCGTATATTGGCTCGTTTCAACTTCACCAAGGAGAGGAGTTTGATATCAATCTAAGCAAGTGGAGAACGCACAACCACAGCTACGATGCGTCTTGGCATCAAGCATTCGAAGGTGCGTTTGGAATTCCGTGGGCGGCATCGCCTTGGATCTCCGTTGTACCGAATCTACAGTACAAGGAGACCACGTTCATTAGCTGTGGTGACAATCGACGAAACTCGGTGCTACGATATGCAGAGCTCAGAGATCGTATTCCCAATCTAGTCTTTTTGGCAACGAGTCAGTCAATGTATGAACTGTTCGTTCAGCGGAATGGTGTAGAGATGCCGTATTTAGTCTGCCCAACCTTCTCTGACTTAGCAGGTGTTCTGATGGCGTGCAAGGGACTCATTGGTAGTTTGTCAATGCCGCTTGCACTGACGGATGCGATGTGGAAACCCAGGTTGGCGATTCTGTATAGCTATGACTATGATTGTAAGGTCGCGATGTTGACAGATAAGCGATTTATCATACACACTGAAGACCTAGACGCGTTTGGATGGCAGATGCCAGTGCATCCGCGGACCATTGTTCCCGGTACTTTGTAGTCAACGCAAGCCCATTCTGCATAATATCCCTAAGGGGTGTCTTGTATGCACAGATCCTGTCATCGTAGATGTGACGAAACATATCGGAATCTGAGATCGCAAAGGGCCGATTTACACCAAGAACAGAATCGATCACGCTCGAACACGCACGATTTGGAAACGGGGCATACAAAAAGATGTTGAGGTCATTCGTGCGAAGGAATGTAAACAGTGCGTCATTTGATAAGAAGTCGTGACAGATCCATAGCTGAATACCCGGCTTTGTAATCTTTTGCCGACACCTCTCTGCGAGTTGACGAGATTCTCCGGCATGGGTTCCTACCCAATATGCTTCTGGCATCAGAAGTCTGATCGTTGCTGTATCAAACTGCAGTTGAACCAACTCAATTATCTTGTCAAACTCTTTATTTAGAAACCCAAATCCGAAGGATCCAATGATTGGATTCTCCAGATTTGTAGGGTATGAAGATGTATCATTGTATGCTAGAGGGCGCGGGATTCCATCTGCGCGAGTGGGATCATTGTTGAGATGAAGCCCGGGACGAACATCATACATGAATGACTCGTGATACAGGTAATAATACTCCTTGTCTTCAGCCTGATTTGATTTGTCTAGAAATTGAAACAGGCTATGATAGTAGTTGATCAACACTTTCTTGTGCCCCTCAACAGCACGCAGATACTCATCAAGAGTTTCCACTTCTGCATAGTCAATTTTGACACGGTCTTTGATATTGCTGTAGATCCGCAGTCCGTATTGATAAACACCACACTGCTGCTTTGATGGATTTATCAAAATAGCTGACATTTACGCTTACCATGCGAGGATACGTAAATGCCTGTTCTTTGTTTGAGTCAAGCGGGTCAAGACGTCTTTCCTCGTCACCTTGTGCGTCGCCCAGGAACGTATCTTGATATCGGATCGTTCCGTCCTACGTACCATAACAATACGTATGCTCTTGAGATGGAGGGCTGGACGGGTCTGTCCATTGACTATCAGAATTTTGGCGAGGAGTTTGCTACGAAGAGGAAGAACCCCTTTCTTTGCACGGACGCGACGAACGTGAAATGGCATACAGTTGTAGGAGATCACCCTTTCATGCAGAACACGATTGACTACATCTCCTTTGATGTCGACGAGGCAACCATGCCAGCGGTGGCACACTTCCCTTGGGACAAGATTCGCTTTGCGACCATGACGATTGAGCATGATCAGTATCGGTTTGGTACTGCGACCCGTGACCACATTCGTGAAGTTCTGACTAATCACGGGTACTCGCTCATTTGCGCAGATGTTGTCATGCCCGAGTACGGCGCGTTTGAGGATTGGTACGCGGACTTGGACCTCGTGAACAAAGCGGCGGCTGAGCAAATTCGCTGCGATGGACTGACGTATCTTGAGATCTTCAAGAAGATTGATCCTTCGCCGTATGCGTTTTACTGTCCGCCACCATCATACGAATAACTTCGGTGTATAATAAAACATGTTATCGTTTTTGCGAAGGAAAAGCAAGGCCCTCGTAATTGGTCCGGGTGGATTGGGCGATCAAATTTGGATGAGCGGGGCTGTCCGGTATATTGCGCAGCAATATGAGGAAACCCATCTTTTTTGTTCATATAAAACGTTGGCAACTCTTCAAACACTCTATAGAGATAGTCCTTCGATCAAGCTTCTCGTTGTTACGCAGGGAAGCAGTGCGTTACGCGAATGGGTGCGATCTCGGTATAGAATCATCTATGCATGTGCATTCACAAAGGATCTCTATGTTCGGCCTGTAGATATGAACGCCCTGCCCGAGATCTTCTATGATCAGATGGAAATCCCGAGATCTGTCCGACACAGTCATTTCGTGCTTCCCGTAGTTCCAGAGTCTATGATGTTATATGCGCTTGTCGGATCACAGCCATATATTTTTGTCCACACAATGTCATCCACAAACGTAACACAGCTTGTGTCGTGGGATATAAATACGATCTTGACGATTGATCCAAATGTAAGTCATTACCCCTTGGATCATCCTTGGCGTGAACTATCTGAGAAGTTTGTAGACAAAGCATTTTTTCATTACTGTGACCTGATAAGACACGCAGACGAGCTGCATCTTACGAACAGCTCATTCTACGTTCTTGCATCGCAGATCTCCCCACTCGATGCAAAGGTAAAAGTATGCTATGAACGAGAACATGGGACAATCATTCAGAGGTACACCTTTTCTTGATCACTCTTGACCATTCGACTAACGAGATTGGGGAATGAAACACGTGGTATCCATCCGAGCACTGTACGCGCTTTGGTCGGGTTTCCAACGAGCAGATCCACCTCAGCCGGGCGATAAAACTTTGGATTCACGCGAAGAACAACTCGTCCTGTCTCATCTGTTCCGATCTCGTCTACACCAGATCCGGACCACGTAATCGAATGACCCGCTGCCTCAAACGCAAGCTCAACAAATTCACGAACAGTATGCGTAACACCTGTCGCCAAGACATAGTCATCCGGCTTGTCTTGCTGAAGCATCAACCACATACCGTATACGTAGTCCTGTGCGTGACCCCAGTCGCGCTTGGCATCCATGTTCCCAATCTCCAACGTGAAGTTGGGATCCGAATAGATCTTTGCGATTGATGTCGTTACCTTGCGAGTGATAAAGTCCTCACCACGGCGCTCTGACTCGTGATTGAAGAGGATCCCATTGCACGCAAACATAGTGTAGCTCTCGCGGTAGTTCTTCACGATCCAAAACGCATATAGCTTGGCAACACCATACGGGCTACGCGGATAAAAAGGGGTGGTCTCCGACTGAGGAACTTCGACAACCTTGCCGTAGAGCTCAGATGTGGACGCCTGATAGAAACGCGTCTTCTCTGCAAGGCCTAGGCGACGGATTGACTCGAGGATCCGAAGGGGACCAAGACCATTCACCTCTGCAGTGTACTCTGGCTGTGTAAAGGATGTATGGACCTGTGACTGAGCGGCAAGATTATAGACCTCAATTCGCTCTGCGTCGCGAAGAGGGATAAAGACATTCATAATTGAGGTCGAATCACCCATATCCGCCTGGACGATCTGAAGATTCGGGTGCTCAAGAAGCTCTGAGATTCTCCCCAGTGTAGGAGTGGACGATCGGCGCACAAGACCGATGACCTTGTAGTTTTTCTCCAGCAGAAGCTCGGCAAGATACGACCCATCCTGACCCGTAATACCAGTGACAACTGCAGTTCGCATCATTGTGGTTATATCGGCGTGGCGTTTAAATAATGTAACTGCGCGCGTTCAAGGAATAGGGTGTGGATGGAGTGTACAGTGTATCTGTCCACTTGTTCACAATACACACTGGTAACTTAGAATATAAGGTATCAAGTGCTCCGTGAAGAACGACCGGAGTGGCTCCACACGCAAGTGCTTCGTAGATACGATGGGTATCCATCCCCGTTCCCTCAGGACACAGAACAAACTTTGAGTGACACATGTCTTCATAGTATTCAGGCTGCGTTCGACCTTCTGGTTCTTTGCGGACAACTCGAGGATCGCCTTCAAACGCCTTCAGACACTCTGCTCGGGCAAGTACATTTGTTCCGGCTGAAAAGTTGGAGTAGATCTCGATGTACCGATCGCTAGATGGCTTGATTTTATCCAGATGCTTCAGTCCACTATCCGGGAATCCAAGAGGGATCGTGGTTACCTGTGGGTGTTGAACGATCGTATTGATAGCGTAAATCCGAAGAGCGCGTGGAAGTGTCCGCCTGAGCCTGTCTGCATCAAACGGCGCATCCGAGTTATGGATGATCAGATTGAACTTCTTAGGTGTAGCGAGACGGATACTCAAGAACTGATTGAGATGATCACCATTTACAAAGACCCAGTCCCCTGCTCTGGAACCCCACTGCATAAAGGGCCGTTCCCGATACCTTGGATCATAGTTCCAAGCACAGAGATCTGAAAACGACTTTCCTGAGATCATTATAATGGTAAGGGTCTTTTCTTTTTGTATTTATGGACCGCCGAACCCTCGGTATTATCCGGCTCCGATGGTCCAGAATGTTCAGTTGATTAATAGATATTTTCCCGATTGGAAGATCTACCTGTATATGTCGCCCGATGTGGATGCTGGATTTGTTGACCATATCCAGCAGTTCCCCAATGTGGTTGCCAAGATGACCGGAAAGATGGGTGGCATCAATCGGCTTGAGCGCCTATTTGCAATTGATGAGCCAGACGTAGACACAATGTTTGTCCGTGATGCAGATAGTCGTGTCCACTGGAAGGATCGGTGGGCGATTAACGATTTCTTGAGTAAGCCACAGTTTGTTGCTCATGCAATTCGTGATCACCCAGATCATAAGGCTCGGATATTGGCTGGCATGTGGGGCATGCACAAATCAGCAGGCGTCGGTGTCAGAGACTTGTTTGAGATGTTTCAAAAGAATCCAATTGATCTTGGATATGGAACAGACGGAGCCGATCAGAGCTTTCTAGGGTCATATATTTACCCGTGTGTGAAAAGCCGAATGCTTCTTCATCACAGCAATAGGTTTGTTCTTGGCGGCGAACATGTGCTTGAATTCCCATTTCGCTTCACAGAGCAGTTTCACTGTGGAAAGGTAGAGGGACCTAACTTTGTGGATACACAGAAGACTGTGCCGCGGATTGCTCTCGTTAATGGTAGGTTTAAGTTATGATAAAGTATACAATGGCACGGCCCATTATCTTCTGCCTCGACAACACCAATGGCTTCTTTGCCCTATTCTTCATCATGTGTAACGCATACATTGCCTCAAAAAAGATGGGATCGCCCTTTTACATAACCCAATCAAACTGGTCCTATGCGTACAAGGAAGGCTGGCACGACTACTTTGTTACACTTCGAGCGCCACCACTTTTTCCAAAATTGGTCGATCCTATTCGTGTCGGATGTGACCTTGCTAGGTTTTATGCGCCAGATTTTCCCCTCGCCGAATACGTAACAAGTATCCGTGAACTATTCATATTGAAGACCGAACTCCAACAAAGGGCAGATGCGATCATTTCGGGGATGTCGTCGAACTATATTGCTATTTTCGTCCGCCGTGGTGATAAGCTGATTGAAGAAGCTGGATACATTTCGTTCGTTGATATTCTTGCAAAGATCCCTCATACGGAACAGACCGTGTTCTTCATTCAGACAGATGATTACGGTGTTGTCGAAGAAGCAAGAAGAGCCTTGCCCACATCGCGAATTGAATCAACGGTTCCTCCTACGAAGCGCGGTTCTTTTCATACACGGCGCCGTTCCAAACAACAGATCAAAGAGGAAACGGAAGAGATGTTAGTTGGACTCTCTGTGTGTCTCCGAGCCCCTGCTTGTTGGACGGATTCTACGTCAAATGTTGGTCGATTCTTGAAACTGGCAAGTCCACGTGTCCGTGTATACCCAGAGGACTTTGCTGTAGATCTGTCGTATGTAATGTGCCCTGCGTGGTCCATAAAAAGATAGTATGAATACACAAATGCACGCAATCGGATCTCGCGCCCAAGTCATGCACGGGACAGCGCATCACACGACGGGCGGTCTCACCAAGGCCGATCTGAAGATGAACAAGTGGGGTCGTATCGTCTCGCGTAAGAAGTCGGCCCGCATGTCCCATGGAAAAACCCAGCGTAAGAAGTAATGGCCGCCGGATTATTTGGAACACACCTTACACTTAACCCCAAGTGCTTAGTGTTTTCCCTGTTTGTGTTGATTGTGTACTGGATGCCGCATTTTAAGCCCCTGACCCACCGTATTCTCATGGCCTTTCTGCTGGCGTGTGGTGCGTATGTTTCTCTTGCGTGGTACGATATGATCTACGATTGCAAAGACCGGCTCAAGCCCACCTTTCTGGGCTGGATGTGGGGCTGGGCCAAGCCGCCGGAGTACA